TTTATTTAATGGGCAAATTCCAGATACCGTTAAAACTACACTTAGCCTATTTCAAACTCACGCTGCTGAAACTGACTGGCATCCAAACCGACATAACCTTATGCCGGTGGCTGCTCAACAAACTGCGGCTTGGGATTATCGCACTCGTTTAATTTCTGGATTAAATAAGATTCTTGCTTATAATTATCAAAATCCAGATAATCGAGTTGTATGGCCTGATTGGGTTCCTACGGAATCAGGGCTTGCTGGACACCCAATTACCAAAGCCTCTATTGGAGAACTTGTTCATTACAAATATCCAGCCTGGGATAATGCTCAATCAGCCGTTATATCTCAACAAAAGGCTACGGAAGCAGATAGATTTATTGGCGAAGTAACTGTTAAAAATCCTACCCTTGGCGCAGAATATAGAAAATTTGAAGATGCTGCTAAAAAGGTAAGTGATTCAGTTAATAAAGATAGTGTTCCTTTAGCTAACCTTGCTAAACTTACAGACATATTTAGGGCAGTAGCGATAGGATTAGCCACTAAGGATTCTAATTTTGCTGCTTTTTACAAAACGCATTATCAACGATTATTTGGCCCGTTGGAAGGACTTAAGTAATGACCTGGGTAGCCGACTCTAAAGGAAAACTTACCGTCTGGAAAGCTGATGGAAAAGGAAATCCAAATAAAGTAGGAGATAACGTAACTCCTGATTTGTCGGGAGTGGATTCTTTATTGCCTAGCAATGGTGGCAAGACTAAAAAATTAAACGTTATAGATTTATCTGGAACATTTGATGTTCGAGGTTTTGGTTTGCCTCCAAGTTCTCTTGCTGGCAAAGATCCATCTGCTATGACTGCTGATGATGTGGCATATGCCCTTCATAGAACCGCTCTTACTAACCCTGATATTTGGGCTGGTATCCAACACGCATTAAATAAATCTAATTTTTATACTTCTTCACAACCCACCCTTGGTGTGTGGGATCAAACTACCGATATTGGTGGAATTAAAAACTTTTTAGAAGGTGCAGTAACCTTATATCCAGCTAGTACAGGAAAATCAGTTCCAGCATCTCAATTTTTAAATGAACAAGAAAACTTGGCTATTAAATTAGGTGGCAATGGAGTCCGTAATCAAATTGCTAAAGTAACCGTTCCTAATGAACTTGATCTTAATTATGTATTTGATAAAGCCTTCCGCGCAGCAACGGGTCAAGTTCCTACTGAAAAACAATTAAAGACATTTGCTCGCTCTTATCAAAGTGATATTCTCGCTAATGCTCGAGCCAAGGCAGTTTCAAATTTGGCTGCCAAAAATCCTGCTGCAACTGCTTTAACTAGCACACCTATTCAAACTGCACCTGGTGCTATTGCTGGCGTTAATGCTCCTGCTACACGACCAAGTATTACACCACCACCCGGTCCTAGCATTGCAGAAAATTATGCTTTAGCCGCTAAAAGCCCATCAGTTTCAGTTGTATCACAACCCGATGTTGCTAATGTTGATGTTGCTGCAACAAATTTTGCTAGAAAATCAGCACCCGCACAAGCAGGTAGTGAAAATATTAGTAACGCCTTAAACGCTATGTTCGCATCTCTAGCAAGGAACTCTCAATAATGGCACTTACCGCAGCCCAGAAAAAAGCAGCAGCAGACGCAAAAGTTAAAGCACAAGCCGATGCGAAAGCAGCAGATGAAGCTATATTAACTTCTCTTAAAATAAATCACCCACAATGGGCGCAATGGATTATTAGCAATCCAGAATTAAAAGCAACAGTTCTTAAGTGGGCAAAATTGCCTGGTGGCCCAACTCAAGAGATGATTGATGCTGCAACTTATCCAACTAAACTTGTTCAAGAATATAATAATTTTCAACAACGCTTAGACAAACTTCAAGCCTTAGCCCCTGGTCAGTATAAATATGAAGTAGGTAAGGCTAACGAGTGGGCAGATGCCGAAATAGCAAGACAAGGATTTCAAGTATCTCCAGAAAACCATCAAAAAATTGTTGATGCCATTCTTACTAATGGTTGGGGTCAAGGCAATCAAAATATTGCAACTACAGTTGCTTCTTATTTTGATATTGGTACAAGAAGGTTAGGAATCGAACTTGCTCCAAATGAAGTATCTGCTAAAACAAGCGGAACTGTATCTGTTGCACTTGCTGATTTTAGTAAAATTGCTTCTGATTATGCAATTCCAGTACCAACTAACCCAAATCAATTAAATGATTTTGTTAAACAAGCGATTGGGCCTAATGGCTCAGAGCAAGCATTTACCGATTATGCTAAAACTCAAGCCATTCAACTTTACCCTTGGATGAAAGGTTCTATTGAAGCCGGTGGAACCGTTAAAGGTTATTTTGCTCCCGTTGGAACTCAAATTGCTAATACTCTTGGCATAAATCCTGCCGATATAAACTGGCAAGATCCTAAATGGTCTGGTTTAGTTACTTCATATGATCCTGTATCTAAAATAGCAGCGCCAAAAAACATAAATGATATTTTGGCTACAGTTAAAACTGACCCTAAATATGGGTATGATACTTCTTTACCGGCAATTAATAACGCTTATGATTTGGCTGCCAGCATTAAAGGTATATTTGGTCAGGGATCGGGGAAAATGTAAATGGCAAAGTTACCAGATATTTTTCAACAAGCAGGTATTGCTCCATCTGTATCTACTCCTACTTATAATCCTGTAAATAGTTTAAATCCTGCGCCAGCATATAACCCAATGTCAGGCAATTCATTTGTCAATGCTGTAGGTTCTACTCAATCAACACCAGTTGTTGCAGCACCTACATCAGCAACTTCATCAAGCCCTAGTTCTAATAGAAATACCCCGCCTAATACTGCCCCTGACAAAGGATATCAATGGCAATGGCTAAGCCTTCCTGGTTCACCAGGTTCGGGTGAGTGGAGACAATATCCTATTTCTGGTGGCGGTGGTGGCGGTGGTGGCGGTGCTATTAGTGGTGGGCAAACTCAAGCGACTACCCCAACCGTAACCCCTGGTAGTGGCAGCAATCAAAGCGCATTGCAAATTATTACCGATGCTTTAAATGGTGCTGGATTAGGTTCTCTTGCCGCTAATGCTTGGACTATGTGGAACAAGGGTTATGATATTAACGCCATTATGGATGATCCGACTAACGGTATCCGTGCGAGCGCAGCATATAAAACAGTATTTCCTGCTATGGCTAAATTAAATGCTATGGGTGAAGGAATAACTGAAGGCGAATATCTTGCTAAGATGAAAGCCGATAAAGAAATTTTAAAACAATTTAATGTTCCTTCTGGCATATTTGATACTCCAGATTATCTTGGAAGCCTAATGTTAAATCACGTTAATACGGTTGATCTTACAAATCGCTTACAAGCGGCTCAAGATTCAGTTCTTTCACTCGATCCAAATATTACTAAATACGCCAAAGATACTTATGGGTTAGATGCTGGTCATCTTATGGCTTGGGCGCTAGATCCAACTAAGGCAACTCCTATAATTGCCCAACAAGCGAAAGCAATGCAAATTGGTGGCGCTGCAGTTCAAGCAGGATTTGGTGGAATGGGCGTTAATGGGCAACTTACTACCGCTCAAGCTGAGGCTCTTGCCAACCAGGGCATTACTCAAGCCCAAGCCCAACAAGGCTTTGTTCAACTTGGTCAAATGGGTCAATATGGTCAAATGCTTCCTGGCGATGTTTCAGGAGCGCTTACTAATCAACAGATGATTAATGCTGAATTTAATGCTAATGCCAATGATGTTATGGCTCTGAACAAAGTTAAGGCTACCCGCGTTAATGAGTTCAATGCCGGTGGCGCTCTAGCCGCTAATGCTAGTGGTGTTGTTGGAATTGGCGCTGCAAACCTTCAAGCATAACTAGACTTTTCTAGTTCAAATGTATAAACTCTTACTAGCGTTCCAGTATTGTTCCTAGTCTGTTCCTCGTCAGGTTAGAACGCATAAGAGGCAACAACCGACCCGTTCTCGGTCAAACGAACGCGGCAGTAAAGGGTTGCCCCGTGATGGCGATGCGGTGTCAATTCTGGTTTTCGAACCAAATATGTTTTATTAGCCCTGCCGTATCACTTTCCTAGTAGATGCGCGATACAGAATTGGAAAAAGCAATGACTGAATACGATATAGAAAATGATGATTTAGATACAACGACAGATGATGACTCTAGCGAAACCGGTAGAGATTCTCGTCAGTTCGTGCGTGATTTGGAAAAGCAAGCAAAGGCTGGCAAGCAAGCGACACGCGAGGCTAATGAAGCCAAAGCGGAAGCAAATGCTGCTAAGCGTGAACTCGCTCTAATGAAAGCAGGAATTGATTTGGAATCACCAACAGGTAAGTTATTTGTCAAAGCCTATGACGGAGAAATCTCCCCAGAAGCAATCAAGGCAGCAGCAACAGAATATGGTCTAATAGCCACTTCTGAAACTCCAGAGGTACAAAGTGATCTAGCAGCGCTAAATCGTGTATCTCAAGCCTCGACTGGCTCTACTGCTGCGATTTCGTCTAATGCTCTTGATGATATTCGCAATGCGGGATCACCTGAAGATATATTGAAAATCCTTCAGAATAACAATATCGCTATTTCAAATGAACAACCTGGCGGGTGGGTTTCACTCGTCTAACCCTTTAGCGAAAGAGAACTAACAAATGGCATTAACACAAGTCAGTTCGCTTGATATTTCGAAGGCCGCGTATGAGCAACTTGCTTACTACGCACTTCGTCCAGAGCTATACTACGATGCACTCGTAGAAGTTCAATCAACGAACGCAACAAACCGTGGTGTATCGGTTCAATTCACCATCGCATCTGATCTATCAGAAGCAACAACTGCACTTACAGAAACTTCAGACATAACTCCAGTTTCAATGTCTGACTCTTATGTAGTCGTAACACCTCTTGAATACGGTAACGCAGTTCAACTTACTTCAAAATTGGGCGCAACCGCATTTATGGAAGTAAACCCAATCGCAGCTAACATTGTTGGCTGGAACGCTGGTATCTCAACAGACGGAATTGCCCGTACTGCTGCTGGTGCTGGTACAAACGTTGCTTACACTTCAGGTACAACTCGTGCCGGTCTTGCTAAGACAAACACACTTACAGGTTCAGACGTTCGTAAGGCAGTTGCCTCACTACGTAAGAACAACGTTCCTACATTCAACGGTCTATACAAGGGTCTTATTCACCCAGACGCTTCATATGACTTCCGTGGTGCTACTGGTGGAACTAACTGGTCAGATCCACACGTTTACTCAGATCCTTCAGGTATCTACAACGGTGTAATTGGTAACTTCCAAGGCGTACAGTTTATGGAAACACCTCGCGCACCTTTGTTCTCTGATGGTGGAACAAACTCATACACAATCTCAACAATCGCAGTTGCTTCTTCAGTTGCAACACTTACAACTTCAGCCGCACACGGTCTTGCAGTTGGCGATACATTGACTATCTCAGGTGCTACTTCTACTTCAGGTACAGGATCAACCTCACAAGTTGGTTTCAACGCTCAGTTTACAGTTGCAACAGTTCCATCAACAACAACTCTTACCGTTTCTGTTGCTGGACTTTCAAACGTAAACGCAGGAACTTCACTATCTCTAGTGGTTTCAGCAGTAGATGTTTATGGAACACTTGTTATGGGCCGTCAGGCACTTGCCAAGGCGTTCTCAACAGGCGGTGGATACGGTGAGCAAGCTATTATCGTTGATGTTCCTGTTATTGATACTCTGCGCCGTTTCACAGGTATCGGTTGGAAGCACTTCGTTGGATACTCTGTATTCCGTCAAGCTGCTTTGTACCGCATTGAATCAGGTTCTTCAATCGGTCAATAAATAAAGTTAGGGGTATGGGCGCTTAACACCTTTCTCGCCCATACCCCGCTTTACCCTTTTGAGATAGGACTGATATGGCAACTTTTACACCACCTTCTAGGGTTCTTGTACCCGTGGTAACGCCGAATGTTCCTATGTACCAACAACGCCCTTTTGCTTATTTCAAACCTTCTATTCCTCGGGGCATAAATGTATGGATAGATACAAACAATATGGTCAGCGAAACCCAACCCCCGTTATGGGAGCCTCGCATCCTTAAGGATGCTGATGGCAATGTAGTTGGTGCGATCCCTGGCGTAAAAACAGTATTTTATGGTGGACATTCTTACGAAATAAATGATAATCAAAAAGCAATCCTGATAGCGGCTGGATACGGTGATAACATTGTCGGATGATAAGGGGGCGGTAATGGAACTTAATCACAACGACCACCTTGGCGAATTTGTCGAAGGTTGTTTTGTTTGTAAAGTTTCTACTATTGCTTTTGGTAGCGGTACTGCACCTACCCGTAGGCCCGGTGCTGAGTCCGTAGAAGCCCGCGAAAAACGTTGGAACAAAGATATGCCAGCTTATAAAGCGCTACGCGCACAAGGGCTACAACCGCCTCATATTGACGGTTCAGCAGAACTTATGGCTAAAGCTGAAACTCGTTTTGAAGTAGAAAGTGGACAAGTTTTGCAAGGTCAAGCAAAAAAAATCGAAACCGCAGTAAATGCTATTGAGTCAATTACTGGCAAAAGCGTTTACAACCCTAACACGACACCGGTGAATTTATGACAACAGGCTCCGATTGGATTTCTCAAACTCGTTCATACTTGATGAGCGGTTATGCTGAAAATAGAAATAAATTAGCAGTTGCTTATACCGCAGGTAGCGGAACTTTAACTTTTTCTTATGCGCTTGAAGGTATCCGCGCTGGCGCTCGTCTTTGTATTGGTTTAAATACTTTTTATGTTTGGTCAGTAAATGGACAAACTGCTATTGTTTCAGGCGGCGAAGATTCTTCAACTGACGCTAATGCCCCCATTAATTCTCTTGTTCGAGTAGCTCCACGTTTTACTGATAATGAAATTTGGGATCAACTAGGAAATGACCTTGGTGATCTATCCTCACCTTCTAATGGTTTGTTTGGTATTAACTCTGTTGATCTTACTTATAACGCAACAATCAATGGTTATGATCTTGGCCCAATATCACATCAAATTCTTTCAGTTTACGAAGTTAAATATTTGACTCCTGGGCCTCAACTAGATAATCCACGAATTACAACAAATGGTTTTCGTTTAAACCGCAATGCTATTAATACCCAGTTTCCTTCCGGTATTTCATTGCAATTATTTCAACCTGCTATGCCTGGTTATAATGTTCGTGTTGTTTATCGCTCAGTATTTACTATGCCTTCTACTGTTTATGCAAATGTTTCTTCAACAAATCTTCTTCCAAGTGCTTATGATCTGCCACCACTAGGTGCTGCTATCCGTTTAATGGAAGGTCGAGAAATTAAGCGCAGCTTTACCGAAGGTCAAGGAGATACTCGCCGTGCCGGTGAAGTAGCACCAGGGGCAATCCTTCAATCAGCACGTGGATTACAACAAATGAGAGCGCAAAGAAT